CTAGCAGCTTTTTGAAAGTCGTAAACATTACCAGTCATTTCTTTCCAGCCGTTATGAATTAAAAACAGGCTGTTGTCGGACATTTGAACCTCATCACATGCAATAGCAATGACCGTTCCTGCGCTTGCGGTTAAACCGACTATATTTGCAATAGTAGTTTTAGGATGAGATTTTATTAAATCGTGAATTGTGATTGCGGTTGCAAGATCGCCTCCGAGGCTGGAAATGTCGAATTGTATATCATTTGCTTTGTTAGCATTTAGAAAGCTTTTGACGCCTTCTACAGTAATTGATTCGCCTACGGTATCGAATAGTTCAAAAATTTCCATGCCCAAAATTGAACAAAAAAAAAAGCGACTAGCAAAGATGCTAGCTGCTTAATGTAATGATTGCAGTAAATTAAAAATTAAGCGTTAATAATTGGGAATCGTATTCCCGAAATTTCGTAATATTTTAATTTTTGATCTTTCATCTTTTGATAAATAGTACGTTTAGGGATGCCGGTAATTTTATGATATTCGGCAACCGAAACAAGTCCCGTTTTATCAATTATCGGCTCTAACATTTCGAGGCAATCTGCCACCGGTAAACGATAGATATTTGTTTTTTGCTGTTCGGTAATCATAACTTTATCTTTTCGCGCAAATGTGCAAAGCTGTTATTTTAATACTTTGCACATTTGCGCGATTGGTTAATTTTATTTGGTTGTAGATAGTTGTTTATATTGGGCTGTTGTGCGCCATGCTAAAACAGCCTTCGTTGCATCATGTGAATTTTAAAACGCTTTTCTTGCGCTTCGTAGTAATCTTTGTCAATCTCGAAACCCGTGTAACTTATCCCCGCCTTTTCACAAGCTATTCGGCTCGAACCACTCCCCACATGGGTATCTAAAATCAAATTGCCAACGCTCGCAAATTCTTTAAGCAACCAATCATATAAAGCAACAGGTTTTTGTGTAGGGTGTATTCTATCTTCTTTGTTTTTCATGTTGCCCTGTAGCATACCATTCCAAGTATATTCAAAAACCTTTACGCTGTTTATTTTACTGCAATAAGCTAATTCAGCTTGTCCAAATGCAGTTCCAAATTTATTCCAGCATACATAACCGCCTTTTAACCCGAAAAAATTAGCTCCCCAAATAATTTGATTTTTAGATACCCGCTTTAGCTCGCTAAAATATTCTTCATTAGGTGCAATATTTTCAAACTGTTTGTAGTTGGTTCGTTTTGTGGCTTGTTTTTTACAGCTCGCATTGTCGCTCAACCCTATTGCATCGTTATTTCCATAAGGCGGGTCTACAATAGCCCAATCAAAATATTTATCAGAAAAGCGTTTTAAACCCAGCATGCAATCCTCGTTGTAAACAATAGAAAGCACGGGCGCACAACACGCGGTCATACGCAAAACGGGGTTGTCGTTCTCGTTGGATAATATATCTGTTTGCAAAGTTTCATTCATCGTATTTAATTTATCTGTTAATAATCCCCGTTCAGCGCATACCGCCAACGTTATAAAACAGCTTAGGAAATCCCCGTTCCATCTTTCCTGAACGATGGATATTTTTTGCCGTTTTCATTTCCGTAATCATCATATTCGATAGTCCAAGCCAATTGACCATTATCGAATTGTTTTGTCCATTTCCCAAGCCTACAAACTGGCTGATTTTCATATCCTTTAAATCCAGTTCTATAATTATATAAGTGCTTCCACATATCCGCAATTATTCCGATTTCGCCAGTTATCCAAACTTGCCCGTTCGGGTGATATTCTTTCCATTCTTTTCTTTCAAGTATCATAAAAGCCGTTTTATAACACGCGGTAAAAGTAAGCCGCGGATAGTTTTGTACTTAATTTGAGCAGTCTTAAAGCGGCCTACTCTTACCGCCAACGTTAGTAGCAAGCGGGAAAGTGCTTCGATTCAAACTTTCTACGTAATTGAAAGAAAAAAATAAAAGCCCCACCCGCTTCGGTTTTTACAAAACCGTTTGAGAAACGTAACTACTCGATATTTCTAAGCATTTTTCAACTTTACTTAAATCAAATTGGCTGTCATTATTAGACCTTACATGAGTTTCCATATCAATCCAAATTTTAGTTTCACCAACTTTCGATTCAATAAGTTTAATTTGCGCCTCAATATTTTCGGGAGAAATACCACCAGCGTAACCACATTTTATATTTTGTAATGGTTCTGGCCATTTGTTTGGCAAAATTCCTGCACCTCCCGAAGTATCAAATAAAGCGGAACAATTAACGCCAGCTTTTGAAACTGATTCGATTATGCTGTTATTTACATCATCGAATTGGAAAATGAACTCTTTATCTTTTTGCTCCAAAAGAAGGTGTATAAAATCAATGCTTTTATTATGCGGAATGCCATGAAAATTAATTTGAACACGGTCAAACATATTCCAAAGTTCGCCAAGTTCTTTTATGGCTAAATCAGAGCCTAAACACAAGTCCCTTACATATTTTCCGCACAAGTGGCATGAAAGTTTAATTTCTGGATGGTCTTTTTTAACCAATTCCAGTCTTTTAATCCACTCCATACTCGGAAATCTATTAGCTCCAAAATGTTTTTGTGAAACGAGTATTCCCCATTCAACAAACGGAAATTTGTCATTTAAGGCTATTAAAGCCGATGGGCTTATGCTATCATCTGGCCCCGTAATTGTTACTCTTGTAATCATAACTTATAAGTATTTAAAGTTTAAAAATCAAAATCCCAACCCTTCGCTTTTATTTTTTGTGCTTCGTGGCAGCGGTGGAAGGTAAAAACCGCCAGCTACTAACACGCAATAAAAAACAAAAGGGTATTATCTGTTAATCAAGCGTAGTAGCTATCTGCAAGGTCTGTTTCGTGGGATAAATACTGCGTTCTAATCCCTTTTGTTTTTTATTGCCAACGTTAGGCGTAATGCTAAGAGACTTCGAGTGCATATTTAAGTTCTGCAATTGAACACCATTCTTTCCATATCGAAGGATGTGACCATTCGCCATCTATTTCAATCATTCCATCTTTATAATATCCGAAACAGAAATATCCGTTTTTATTTTTTAATAATATTCGCTCCATATTGAAGCCTTTTAATTCTGACATTGGTTTCATAAATCATTAAAATTAAAGCACATACGCCTAATAATATGTATAAAATATAGGCGGTTCAGTGCAGGTTTATACTTTTCTACTTTCTATTTAGTTTTATGCAGGTTGATAAGGCAGTAGTTCCTATTCGCCTACATTTCATACATTTAACGTTGTGCGCCATGCTAAGACAGACGTTCGCCCAATTGAATAATGTAATATTGATTTTTGCCATCCGCTCCCCAAGGAGAATAACCAAACCCTACTTTCACACCTTTTATTTTAAACCTTTTTTGCGGTCTATCTTTAGCATAGCCATTAGAAAAACAAATAATTACATCCGTTGGATGATAATATTTGCCTTTAATTTTAATTTTCCCATCAGTAAATATTCTACTCCAGTATGTAGTTATTGCCCTATATTCTTCCTCCTTTGGTTCTCCAATAATATCAAACCATTTGCGAATAAGATTTAAATGAAGCACGGGCGCACAACACGCCGTATAGTGCATACCGGGTTCGGTAGTATGCGAAAGTTCATATGTATTTATTTGCTTTGTCATAAATTGATAAGTTTTCGTTATTTAATCCGGTACGCCACTATACGGCAGCCGTTCATGCTAAAGCTCCGAAATAACGGAATCAGCTAATTCGACAGCTCCTTTTGCAAGTCTATCTTTATACTCATCCCAATCATCAGGTGTTCTCATTGTTTTTGCCCAATCTGGATTTGATGCTAATGCTTGCATTGCCAAAGCTGCAAAATATTCTCTTTTGGTTAATCCATCTTGTTGGTAACCATCATTACCGGACATTGCTACACTTGCAAATGCTGGTAAATCTTTGTTTTCTACTTTTACTGTGTTCATTTTGATTCTATTTTAATGATTAATAATTAATTAAATAAAGCACGAAACCCTAAAACAAATATACAAATTATATTGCAATAAATTGCAAACTATTTAATAAAATCATTAAAAATAGTTCTTTCAGAAACGGCGAATATAGTTTTTAATGCTTGTACTATATCCGCTGTATTCTTGCAATTTTCCAGCCCCGTCGCTAAGTCTCTTAATTCGGTTGCGGCTTCTTTAGGTTTCGTTAATGCGAGCTTGCAGAATTTTGCTCGCTGTTGGATTTGTATGTCTCTTTTCATATTACACCGACCTGTTTACTTTGTTCAACGTTTGTCATTCCCGTTTGGATATCACCTACTTTTACATAAATAGGAGTACGTGCAATTGCAGCATCAATATTTCTTTCTATGTCCACTGATTCCATAACCCCCCCGTTTTCATAATATCCATTAGCGCTTTTCGAAAAACTAACTCCCCTACCTATTGATTGATTAATATTGCTGTATGCTGCTATTTCGGAAGTCGCGTCTTTATTTAAAACAGACATTAATTCCCCTCCCTGCACATTTCCAAAATATTGCCCTGTATCTCCAAAAACATCGACTCCCCCCTGAGAGTGTGAAGGTCCATCAACTATAACACCGCCCTTTGCATAAGTTGCGGTAGGTGTATATTGCTGGCTTGCAATAGATGCAATTGTTACAGCCCCAGTAACAGCGGCTAATGCTGCCATTAATATTCCAGGCATTGGTAGCCCGGAAGATAATCCCTTTATAACAGCCAACGCGGTTGCTATCGAAGCGTCAATTATTGCCTTTTTTTTGTCGTCATCAAATTGCTTTTTCTTTAGTTGCTGTTCTTTTTTTGCATATTTTTTATTTACCAAATCCGTAGCCTCTTTATTCCCCTCCACAGCAGCTAACTCTTTAGCTTTCTGAGCTGCGAAAATTTCAGCTTCTTTTTCGTGTCCAGCAGTTATAAGCCCTGTTAATCCTTGCGCAGCTTGACCAATAGCCATAAAGCCGTCCTTTGCACTTTTAACCTCACTCCAATTGATAGTTGATAGTTTCGTAAAAGCATCCAGCCCAATTGTCACCCGCGCATCGGACATTTCTTGCGAGGATGCAATAATTTGCTGCATATCAGCTAAAGCCTGATCTAATGCAGCCTGTCGTTGCGCCCTTATATTTTCCTGATATTCGGCTTCTATCTCAATTAACCGCGCGTTGTGTTCGTATTCAATTAATTCTAACTCTTCGTTAGTTCCTAAACTTGCGTCAATTCTACTTTGTTTTTCGCTTTCGGCTTGCGCTTTCTGCGCGTTCGCCTTATCGGAAAATGTTTTAGCGTCGTTGATTAAATCTTGTTCTTTGAGATTCATCATTTCGACAATAGCCGCGCCGCGAATTTCCACTTGCTTTGCTTCTATGTCAGCTAATTCTTTAGCATCTTGTTCCCTTATTTTCCTAAGTTCGTCGCTTAAATCGTTTTCATCTTGTAACTGGTTTTGTGCGGACGTTCTTTTAAATTCATCCAAGATTTGCTGCCTAGCTTTTTCCGCTTCCGCCTCTTTATCCTTTATCTTTTGCAGTGCTTCCGCTCTTTTATTTGCTGCTTCGTCTGCTTTTTCCTCGAGAGCGTTTTGTCGGTTAATTGCTTTTTCGCGTATGGAAATAGACTGCCCTTGTATGTCCTCTTGTTTTATAAGAGCGTCGGCCAAAGCTTGTATTTCCTCATCCTTAATGAGCTTTTTATTTTGCAATTCGAAGGCATATTCAACGCCGCGCTCTTTTAGATTAGCTATTTCCTGTTTGGTAAATTGTCGCCCCGTTGTTATTTTACCAATCGCTATTCTTAACTCTTCGTCTGCGATTTCTTTGCGCCTTTTATATGCAGTTTCCTCAACTTTTAACGCTTCGTCAATTAGCGCTATCCGTTCTTTTTCGCTTTTTGTTCTATCTTTTGACTGCAATAAAAGTTCGTCAATTTGCCTTTTACTTTTAGCGTCCGCAACCGTTAAAGCGATAACTGCTTCCTCCAAATCTTGTTCGGCTTTCTTAAGTGCAATAGCAGCCTTAATTGCCTCCTTCATGCTTTCGGTGTGCGCTTCTTGACCAGTCACTAAATTAACAACAGACTGCTTTAGCCAATTGAAAGCAGCCGAAACGGCGGCGGCTCCCTGTGCTATCTTATCCAGTAAAGGCGCGAAACTTTTAAAAACAGCAACTAAACCAGCAACCGCCCCGCCTATAATAGCCATAACAGCCCCTAAAGGAGTTGCTATAAACGCCAAAGCCGCCTTTGTCATTCCCTGCATCCCGGAAACTATTCCGCCGATTGGGCCCGGCATACTAGTTAAGGTTCCTAAAAATCCTTTGCTTTCAGTTCCAGTCCTTCTTAATGAACCCTGTAATGCTTCTAACTGAGCGTTGTATTCTTTTTCAAGTTTCTTTCCTTCGTCTGTCGTTCTGTTTAGTTTATCCCTTTCGAGTGTCAGCCTTTTAATTTCGGCCTTGACTTCATTGATACTGCCTTTTTCGGATGATAATAAGTTTATCGCAGCTTTGCGCTCTGTATTGGCTTTAGCTTGATTCGTTTTACTTTGCTCAACCGCGATGCTGTAATCCTTTTGAGATATTTTACCGGCTTCTAATTCGGCCTTTAGGCGCGCTTGTTCAACCTTCGCCCCTTCAATTGCTTCAGTGTATTTATTTACATTCTTAACCGCTTCCGCCGTGTCGTATTGAACTTCGACTATTACCGTTTTATCTGCCATAACCTAATAATTTTACTTTCGTTTTCCGACCGGGGATAAAGTTACTAATTTCTAAAACTAAAAAAGTAGTTTTGAAATAATCAATATAAACTAACTGCTTTTGATGCCATTTTAAAAAGTCAAGTTTTGAAAGCGACACGTCCGCCTCAATTGCCCGAATCCTAAACAGCGAGTTAAAAAAAGCAGTGTAAGCGGTTATATTTAGCCAGCTTATAGGGGTAAAGGTTAAGCGAGAACCGGACACAGCAAACACCCTAATGTTAATAGTTTGCTCAGGGATTCTACCAGTATCGTTATAAATCTTTAAGTGTGCAATATCATTCCCTGCAATGCTCACGGCGTTACTTGCTCCAAATTTTAAGCTTATATAATCCCCTTCCTTTTGCAAGCTTTCGTTATCGCTATTAAAATAAGACCATCCAAGTTCAGGGTTTACCGTTGCATCGTTGTTATATTTTAACCAGTTTTTCTGATACACCCCGGAAAATTGCGCGGTTACTTGCTCCGAGCCTATTATAAATTTATCTGACCAATCAACAGTATTTAGTTTGCTGATATTTGCCAGGCTCCCAAAAGCGAACACTTTTTGAAAGTTGTCTATTTGTTGAAACTCATTTCCGACTACACAAATTAATTTGAATAAGTCTAAATAAGTTAGGTCGGGAAGGTTATCGTATACCTTTATTTTGTATCCTAAAAAATGGTTAAGGCTTAAATCCCTATCTTTATCTGATACAAGCGTATAAAGCAAAGCAGTAATACTAACCGCTCCCGTTCCCTCTAACCGTAAATCAATAGTGTAACCGTCTTTACTTTGAAATTCAGAACTTGAAAAATCTATGTCTTGCATTCCAATTGCCAACACTAATTTGCTTTCAGAAACTTTTGTAGGATCAAGGTTATCCGTTGCCCGAATAACTAAAGTGATAACAGATGAACTGGTAACGGAACCGCGTAACCGGAATTTAGTTTTAACGGCTGCAATGTTTATGTTTCCAGACGAAACGGTCAAATCAGCATGTGAAAAGTCATTAACATTCAACCCCGTTATAGCAAGCGAACCAGATGGATTAAATGCAGACGCGGTAAAAGTCTTTTGATAGCTGGTAAAAAAAAAGCTCGAATGACAGGCTGAAAAAGCTAGGTCGGTATTTGAAGGGGAATATACATATCCAGCCAGTTCAATTGCACGCTTTAAAAAACTTTGTACATAAAACGAAGGCCGCGAATATTTACAACGTGCGTTGCCTGTAGTTAAATCCGTGTTTATTTGCAGCGCGTTTTCGTGCAGGCATACTTTATTCCAAATCCAACAGCTATCTAAATTTGCTGCGTCGTTGGCATCTATCGAAGCAGTTGTAAGAAGTAAATCTTTATCATCCCAATTGATTTTATTTAATCCTTTTTCGAGTGATTTGAAAAGATCAAAACTAGAATCTACAACCTGAAGGTTAAATCCGCTACTATTTGCGCTTTCTAAAAATCCTTTACCAGAAAAAAGTTTAAACACGTCCTCAATTGATACGTTGTAAAGCTTGTCTAAGCTTCTGTTATCGCTTCCAACTGCGCTAGGGTTATCAAATATCCGAGCGTTTTTATTAGTGTAAGGGAGTTGGAATTTATTGGTAAAGTCTAAAAAACGAACAGAGGGATTATTTATGTCAATACTTTTTTTAGTGATAGCTGGGGAGCTGTCTCCAAGTTCAATATATTCGCCGTTAACATTTACTTCCATGTTTTTGTATCCGCTAAAACTAATTTGAAATCAAGTTCATAACGCCCTGCCATTAACCGATATTTAAAATTATTTGCGTCCGGTGCGTAACGAACCTCAACACCGCTTTTTAAGATTCGGGTTACGTAGGTGTTTTCTAAAATTTGCGATATGATAGCAAGGTCGGAAAGTGCCAAATTGTCCGCTTGCAAAGTAATAGAACTGCCATTTTTACTAATTAAACTTTGCAGCTTGCTTGCGTCCTGTTCATTTATTACCTCCCCGGAAATTCTCCTTTCAATTTCGGCATCGTAGAACATATATAAATAATCCGAACCATCACGCCCAATCCAACGAATAAGAAACTCAAAAGCCTCATAATTAGCATCATTTAAAGAATTGGGTCTGACAAGCTCGAAAATTTTCATATTGGCAATTCATTTACAGGAATAGCAAAATTAAAAACATAATTATCATTTGGGTTATTTATGTCAATAAATATCGCTCCGCCCTGAGTTACATAACCGTTTCCAGCTTCGTTGCCAGCCGTTAGAATTGCACCGCAAAAAGACCAATTCCCACCGTGTACAGGAATGTAACCGCTTAAAGTTCCAACTTGCCAAGCTCCATCCATTGCCGATCTGGCTATAAAATAACCAACTATTAACCGGCCTACCTTCCGCGCGTCGTATTCTACAACCGTTATATTTCCGTCCCTGCCAGTGAGGTTCATGATGTTTGCCGACATTTCGTAATTTAACAGCTCTAAAAATCTAGCGGGTGTTAAGGCCGTTGATCCATCGTGCGCTTTTGCCTCTGCTAATGTTGCCCGTCGAATTAATCCCCTTTGCGTATCGCTCGCAATTGGAATTTTTGCCGGGGTTATTGCTTTTGTATCATTAGTAAGTGCAAGCCCTTCCGCTGCCGATGCTATATGCAAAACTCCCGGAATACTTTCCGAAGCATACAAAGGGCTTTCAACCCATGCTTTTGCGTAAAAACTTGATCCAACTCTCTTGATAATATAGAGAACTGATGCGAGCGCGTCGGCATTTTGCTTGACCGGGGTTACGTCCGTAACGCCAACAAAGCTAACTACCTGACCGGCTGTTTTAGTTATCATTAAACCTTTTTCTTCACCGTCTCCCATCCCGGAAATGGTTATCGCAAGGCTCCCACCTGTGCGAGTCAAATCAACGCGATCTTTGCCTGTAAAATCTACAGTAATAGCAGATGAAGCTGAATTTTGAATCACCGCAACATCCTCACGAAAGCGGACGTTGTCGGCTAATTCATTCATGAGAACATCTCTATGAATAGCCGTAACCATCATAGGCTGAATTTTGGTAACTATGTTACTTTTGACTGTCGTTCTATTTGCCATTTTATATATTTTTATGTACTATATTCTGTGCTATCATATTCAAGTGCGCTGTATTCCCCTAGTGCAGTTCCTGCTAAACTAAATTCAATAAATTTCGTTTGAGCGTTTACAATCGCATTTTTAGACCATTGCCAAATTAAAAAGCCGTTGACATCTTGAGGCAAAGTTCCGAGCGTTCCGGAAACAATTTCTGATTTATTCGCATCCAACTCTCGAAATGTCATTTCAATAGTTGAATTTGCGGCCTTTGCTTTTAAAGCGTATGCGATTGCAGCGGGATAACCTAAGTATAATTTAGGGCTTTCGAGTTGGTTTAAAATTCCTTCCTCCGGTAAATCAATTGCATAAAGCATAACAAAAAGTTTACCGTCAACAAGTGTAAAAATATTTGCGCTGCCTTGGTATACTTCTCGGTATTTTATTTCAAACTGCTTTACTGTATTGGTTTCGTAACCCTCAACTATTGCGCCCCTGCAATTATTTAGCTCATTAACAATACTTACATCAATTGCCACATTACCAGCCGCGTCACCATCACTTTGCAAAGTAAATGGTAATAGGTTGGCATCTGGAAAAGTAGGATTAACGCACTGCAATTCAACGAAATAGTTCTTTTTATAGTTGATATATCCCCCGGATGCAGCTTGAATAAAGTCTATGTCAATAGTGATGTCGGTTGCTGTAATGCCTAATATTGTCCCCGTTCCATCGTAGGTATAATCTGCGCCCTCTGAATAAATATAGATCACATTCCCGGCGGCTAAGTAACCAGTTAAATCAGTAGTTACATTTATTTGTATTCCGCCCGCCCCGCTTTCCACGTCAACTATTGCCAAGTCCTCACGCTTAAAAACAACCTCGCACTTCTGAAACCCTGCAAAGAATTTCGAAGCATCGGAGCCAACTGGATTAGTGACTAAAGTTAAAGCCATGTTTTGGCCTCCACTACTGCCTCATCTTGCAGCTCTTTTAAAAGTTCGTCTAACATTTCATTTACTAATGTTTCCACTTGTAAGCCTTTAGTTTTGTCTTTAAAAATCTCAGTCCCTTCACGTGCAATTTTCCTGCGAATTAAAAAATCAACTTGCTTTGCTTCGCGTTCCTCTAATCCTAATTTTTGCCTAACCCAATTTATTAACGAAGGCGGAAATTTACCCGGCTTTCTACCTTGATCAACAAAGTAAAGATAATCATTTCCTAATAACTGATTTCCTTTAACCTCCAAACTTTTTGAAGCATCACCGGAAGCGTCAATATTTTTGCTTGCAAGTTCGTTTTTTATCCGTTCCTGCAAATTAGTAAGATGCTTTTTTATTAGTTCCTCAAAGTTCATAATCAAAAGAATAAATTTCATTATCCCATGTGAGTAATTCGGTATCCCATCTATAGTAATTAGAAATTTCAGCAGTGTACTCTAAATAGTTTTTATCGGTTGCGACCGGTGTTTCAAGCTTTACTTTAAAAGACATTTCCTCATGTGGCTTAATATCCGATTCTTTACAAAATAAAGGGGTGTTATAAAATTTCGTTGAGCCATCGTAAAATTCAACCAGAAAACAAAAGCCGTAAATATTAGTTTTAAGCTTTCCAAGTAAGTCGTAATTTTCTAAAGTCAACCCTAGCAGTAAAAATTCCATGCTAAAATCCTGAAGGACTTTCCCAGACTTTCCAAATTTTAGTTTTATTTCAAATTCTGGACGCTGTAGGTTTTCGATCAGTATTACTTGACCTGTACTAACTAAATCAGTAATCGCATACAAGTTGCCAGGATTCCAGAACCTAAAGGCAATCCCTTTATTTTCGTACAGTGTAATATTTTTTATCCCGGCTTGATACATGGTTTTTAGTTTAAAGGCCAATTAGGTAAAGGATAAGTAACATATTTTTGATTCGGATTACGCCCCCTTGCAATATTTTGATAGGTATCCTTGTAAGTATATACTACAATATCCCTTACTATCCCATATCTTGTATTTGTAGCTGTAGAGTTGTGGAAATTAGCTATACCAAACTTTTGCAACCAAACAGATGAAAGTAGTCTATATTTCATTGTTGTATTTTGATAATATAGTTTTCCGTTAATATATCCTTCTAAAATACCGTCATTTACTCCAGGTGTATTATTTACAAATCTAAAGGTTAGATTATACATTTGCCCCTGTGGATAAAATATAAACTTCCCATTTTCATCAGCCCAATCTTCTTGCTTTCCATAATTTGATGGACGCGTCCAATCATAAATATCCATTCTAAATGCGCCCGCGTATCTCCCGCGTGCAATTTGCTCATTGGCATATGTAATTTGCGCTGACGTGAATAACGATGTTCTATTAGCAAGTTCCCATTCATCCATTTGATTAGCTGCCATATTTACATTAAATCCTTCGTCCGGGTGTGCACCAATCGGAGAGCTTACATAAATTCTACCCCCTTCCATTATGCCTAATACGTGTCCTGTTTTAAAATCATAATCTTGACTAAATCCTATGTTAAATGATATGTAAGCCTCGTTTAGTTCAGTTTCACCATCTGGGTAAACATTATAATAAATACCACTTCCTGTGGCTGTCTGCCCCTGTCCATTAATGATATTAACTTGTAAAGCAGTTTCGGCACCTATCAAAAGCGGGTTATCAACAACGTACAAACTTTGTGGATCAAATACATCTGTCCTTTCCCCTAATCCCCATTCATATAAACCTCCGTTATTTTCAGCAGCATAGTCGTTATAATCGTAAGCTCCTATTGTTCTATCTTTAGTGTAATCAACTTTATACAAAACATTAAAGATTGCAGTATCGGCAGGATCGGGAGTTGTGTCCGGTGGAGTCGGTGTTGAACCTCTTAAAAGTGCGCAAATATTATAAAGTTGCTGTTTACGCGCTGTTATTACAGCATCGTACTCAACCTTATCATAATACCCTTGCAATTTGCCAATTATAGCACTGGTTTTAATTTCGCTTTTCTTTTGAGAAAAGCAAATGGCAGGGATAAGAAGTAATAAAAATATTAATCGCATAAACTTGTAGTTGAAGTATTGTAAACTTTAAAATTAACGGAAAACCCAGTCCCGACAACTCCGCTATCAGAGTAAAATAAAATATATATTTGCGGGCAAGATATTGATAAATCACTCGGAATGGAACTACCTGAATATTCGTATAATAAAGTTCCTCCCTCATTTTCATAGATTCTTAAAAAATCAGATCCGCTTTCAGTCGCAAATTCCGTAAAATGTAAGGTTATATGATCATCTATACCACTATTATTTATAGTTATTCCAATGTTATTTGAATTTTCGTAATTTCCCGTTCCATCGGTAATGGTTCCGCAGCAACTTGTAATAGTAGTTCCGCCTCCAATTAATTCTAAATCGTAAGTAGGGCAATTAACTGAAGCTCCTCCGCCTCCTGCTCTTATATTATAAAAGCTATCGAGCATTTGTTTGTAAAATCGGTTATCTATCGTATCTATTTGCACCTGATTGTAATATCCGGGTACACTATCAATCAGTAAAACCCCTGCCTTAACGGTATCTGTATAAATACTATTTTCGACTTTATATAGTTTGCCTTCTGGTAATGATTTATACACCTGCCCTGATAGGGTGAGGGTGAGGGTTAGGAGGATGAGGGTGAGTATTGTTTTCATGCTTTTAGTTTATAAAATCAATTATTTTATTTGCAAATATTTGCCCTCCAAGCTCATTGAAGTGCAATCCGTCGCGTGTCCATTTTTTTAAAGGATCAGCAGAATTTTTATCAGCATATAAAAGGCCAGGAACGTCATGTACCCATAAAAATCTAACTTTTCGAGATATGCATACCTGTTTTATTGCATTGCAATAGTCAGTCATATATAACCCTAATGTATTTGCTGTAAGTACGTAAGCTGTAGGACTTATAAATAATAAAATCGAATCAGTGCTATTTGCCGTGAATAGGTTAATTAAATTATTTAATGCACCGTAAAATGTAGATTCAGTTTGATCTAATATACTGCCAATTGGAGCGTTTACATAAAAATCATTTACTCCACCAAATATTGTTATTAAATCTTTACCATAGCATGATGCAGCTCTGTCAGCAAATCCGGGTGAAGCTGGCGCATTTACAGTTGTAAGGCAATCGCCAGACCTACCTAAATTAGTGGCAGTTAAGCTATAGTAAGTAACTAAATCATCTATATATTGAGCTTCTTGCGTAATTGAATCACCCAATACTGCCCATGTATAACCAGTAATATCAGGCCATTTCTTATTGTAATTATTTCCAGACAAAAAAAAGCCGGTTTTTTTCTTATTTAGAAAGCCTAATATACCTACAGATTTAGCGGATAAAGTTAAGCCAGTACCCAACCCGGTAATTAGTATTTTTTTTATAAAATCGCGACGTTCTATCATGGCGTAAGCACTGTGTTTAAAGTATTTAGTACTGTTGTTATTTCTCCAGAATCCAATACTCTATTAAAAATTACAATTGCCTGAATCGATCCTTCTATCGCTTCAAAATATTGTATTCTGTAAGGAGTGCTTGCAGTAATTGTATTTACCGTTCTAGTTAATGCAACTTCGTTGCGTTGCCATGTTGGGTCAGTACCGTTTCTAATTATTACATGTCTTTTTATTCCGACTGGTACAGTTCCTTCAGAAAACGTTGAATGAGTTAAATCACCCCAATACATATCATATGCGGCGGACGTTCTTTGCATGTAGCCGTAACCAGATTTTATCCATTGAATTGTGGTTGAAGGCTCAACGTAATCCTCATATATAAAAATAGTAAAATCACCAGTCCCTAGGATTAATTCAGAAACATAATCCATTCTCGAATTATCATTCCCCGTCGTTCCTGTTACTTTTTTATTTGCTAAATCAAAAGTTCTATTCCCTGTAGATCTGGTTAAAGTGCGATTATTAGTTGACCTATCAAGCCAGGTTTGAATTAAAGCTCCGGATGTAAATGTAAAATCCGAGTTAGTTTCTGATACATGTAAAGCCTGTAACCCTGAAATAGATTCAATTGCAGCCGTCGAACTTCCAGCAACCACATTATTAGTAACACTCTGCCCGGTAAAACCAGCTAATATCCCATTATCACCCGATGTAATAGTGCCGGGCGTATAACTAATAGTAATATTATCCGTTGATGCAAAGGCCGCGCTAACTGTAAATGTAATAGTGCTACCGGATTGTGATGATCCATTAACCGTTCTAGATGGAGAAAATGATATTCCAGTCCAGCTAGGAGAAGCTGCCATTGTTTTATTAAATGTTAAAACAACGCTCAATCCATCGGTACTAGTTGCGGTACTAACCAATGTTGGAGGGTCTCCATGTGTTGTTTGTGTGCGATCAGTTGACCTTGCACTATTACCATATGTAACACCATCGCCAATAGCTATCCATGACACGTCATAGCTGCTTGCCGGGGTCAATCCAGTTATAGCTTGACTTGTAGTAGTTCGCGGCAATGTAGAGCTAAAGGTAGTCCACGTGCCAGAACTGGAAAGCTTGTAGTATAATGCTAAATAGGATGCATTAACACTAACATCGCTTACATTAGCTGTTAAAGAGGTATTACTAACCCCTGTAATAATATTGTTGGTTGGTGTTGATAGTGTTGTAAGGTTACTAGTTGTTGCGTTTGCACTCGCAAAAGTACTGGTTAATGTATCAGTTCCGCTTCCTACTGTGCGTATTTTATAATATACCGTTTGTCCATTGCTTAATCCCGTATGATTGTAACTCGTTGCCGATTTGACCGGCGATGCTAGCAAGTTTGTAAAGTTGGTAGATGTTCCAACAATACTATCGTATATCTGATAATTTCGGCCATTGGGCGATGGTGCTGCCCAACTCAAATTAATTTGCGTTGCACTTGCGGCTGTGGCTTGGAAGCTTGATGGTGCGGAAAGTTGTACGGGAATAGTTACACCCGGCAAAACCTTATAATCCTGCAAGCCTATTTTAAAAGTATACTTGCCAATTTTCCCCGATAAATATGTGCTTACATAGTTGGAGGTTGGAATAAAACTATCTATTTGGCTATCGTTCGCAAAAGAAAAACCCGAGAAACTTACCGTGTGCGTTCCATCGCCTATAAGATCTATTGCCGTACTGGCGCCTGATTTGGAAGAAGCGGTATCGGGTGTTATGGTAATATTGGAGGTTACAGTATAAGGAACGATTTGAGTATTGATACGGTTAAATGGTATTTTATAAGTCCCAGGTAAAGTAATTTGATACGGCGCGGACGTTTGAGTGAGAACGCCGTCCATCAAATAAAATCCACTTACCCCGGAAGATCCGGCGGCGGTGTACATTAATCCGTCGTATTCACTTGTATTGGTAGGGAATGATGCTGTGCTGGCATGGTCGGCCAAATATTTGCGGGTTACTATTTTGGTGCTGGTATCGGCATAGGCTATTTTAGCATTTAAAGCCGCTTTATTAGCTGCTATCTGTAAACTTAATTTATTAGTATCCTGCCTTGCTGCGAACTTAGTTTTTAAATAAGTCGTCGTATCAGTTTTCCTGGCATACAAATTTAATTGAACCCATAAATCCAACTGGTTACTCAAAGTTCCGGTTATTGCTCCCCAGGTCGTTGCACCTCCGCCACCTGCTCCCGCCGTTGTCATTATCGTATTATCGTTAAACTTTACGATTCTGGCCTTAACCGTATCTATTGCGGTTACATTTCTTTTTACGATGTCGATTTGCCCGAACATTAAAGCAGGAAGCAAACAACTAAAAAGTAATATAAGTTTTCTCATTTTATTGTTCAATTAGTGCAATATAACCAAAATTCCCTGCGCTCAAAGATGTGATTGTAAAGCCGTCCTCATCTTGCGCGGTTACTGATATTCCTATCCCGTTGTAATCCAAAATCCCTAAAGCGTAAATACTAGCAAACTGCGAGCTGAAAGCAATTACCTGTCCTTCTGTTCCGTTACAAGATTGCGAAAGTCTTGACCTTACAAGAGTTTCAGCGGTAACGGCACCGACTTGC